AGCACCAATCTACAAAGGAGGTAAAGAGATTATCTCAATCAAATTAAATAAAGAACTGTAATGAATTTAGAAAAATTAAAACAAGAGATACCTTTTAAATGGAGGGTACAATCAGCAAATCAATGGGGTGCGTCTTGTGTAGCTTATATAGACGCAAGAGATTGCCAAGACATATTAGACCACGTATGTGGGCAGGAAAATTGGCAGACTATATATTACGAAAGTGCAGGATTATTATTCTGTAAAGTAGGAATAAAAATAGAAGAAGATGAATGGGTATGGAAGTCAGATACAGGTTCAGAGTCTAATGTAGAGAAAAACAAAGGACACGTTTCAGATGCTTTTAAAAGAGCTTGTGTTAATTGGGGTATAGGAAGATTCCTTTATAGTAAGACTATTGTAAAGCTACCTGTAAAAGAAAAAAATGGTAGGTTTGCACCTTACTCAGCAAAGACAGGTAAGTTCATCTATGGAGATGACATAACAAAATGGTGTAACTCAATTAGTAACAAATAATTTAACCGAGAAAAGTCCTACTCAATAATCATAGGCGAAATATATAATGGAAGTAAAAGGAACAGTAAAATTAATTGCACCTGCTGAAACAGGAGTTAGTCAAGCAGGTAAACAATGGAAAAAGCAAATTATCGTAGTAGATACAGGAGCAGACTATAATCCTGATATTGCAATCCAAGCGTTTGGAGATGACAAAATCAAAGACTTGAATAAGTTATCAGTAGGAGATTCAGTCTTGATTAAGTGTAACGTATCTTCAAGAGAGTACAATGGAAAATATTTCCACAACATAGATGGTTGGTGGTTTACTAAGAATACTAAGGAAGAAACACCTGTAGTAGCTGAATCTGAAGACTTACCATTCTAAGATGACACAAGAAGATAACTTTAAAAACTTATGCAACCTGACAACATCTTTGTTGGGCTTGCGTAAGGGTTCTCTAGCCTACAAAAGTAGAAGACAAGAACTTCAGGTGGCAAGGTCTATTGCAAGTGTTATAGCTAGAAAAGAATATGAAATACCTCATTCAACTATTGCAAAGGTTATTAATAGAGATAGAACTCTAATCTATCACTATGAGAAAAATCATAAACATAACTACGCAACCTTTCCTAAATACAGAGATATTTTTAATAAAGTTTTTAATGCTTTTCAATCTATTGAAGATTCTAAAAAAACATTCTTTGACTTATTTCAACTGAAAGACTATCTAAGAAAAAATGATGTTATTGATAGTTTAAAGCACCAAGTAACGATAAGAGTTAAATCAGGAGATGTAGGTACAGACATTAAAGTTTCTTACAGAGACTTCTATAATCAATTAGAAAATGTTAAACTTGCACTTCAGAATTTTAAATATGAGATTGAAGTAATTACCCTATGAAAGAGAAACCTAACTACTACGCAATAATTCCTGCTGAAGTCAGATACAGTAAAGCATTAACACCTAACGCTAAATTACTTTATGCAGAGATAACTGCTCTATGTAATATGAATGGTAAATGCACAGCTTCTACTGAATACTTTTGTAGAGTCTATGAAGTTAGTAGAGCATCAATTCAAAATTGGCTTAGTTTGTTAGATAAAAATGGTTATATAACAAGGGTCTTAATATATAGACAAGGTAGTAAAGAAATATTGTCTAGGTACATTAAATTGGTGGACAAGCCTAGTCTAAAAATGTGTACAGATAATACTAATATAAATATAACTAATACTAATCTTACAGATAGTAATAAAAAGGCTTTCTTTAAAAAACCTACTTTAGATGAAGTTAAAAATTATTGTATCTTACGCAAAAATAATATAGAAGCAGAAGCATTTATAGACTTTTATGAAAGTAAAGGATGGCAAATTGGTAAAGAAACAATGAAAAGTTGGAAGGCTTGTGTTAGAACTTGGGAGAGTAGAGAAAAGAATAATCCTAAGACTAATTCAAAAGGAATGTCTAAGTTAGACTCGCAAATTAATGAATGGCAAAAAGCAAAAGAATTATTATGATACCACTAAAAAAAGAAGAACTACAAACATTAACCGAAAAAGTCCTAGACTTACTAGGCAAGACTTCAGTAGAGATAGGACACAGGTCAGACGCTCAAACTCTAGCAAGTCTAAGTAAGATATTTGCATCAGACTTAATACAAGAGAAAAGATTTGGCAATATGTCTTGGAATCAAATACTAGATGCATTTCATATAGGTGTAAGGTTTGGAAAGGACGAACCATTCTTAAACATCAGAACCTTTTACAAGTGGGTGTATGCTCACAAGAAAGTAATTGATGATGCAACCTATCAAGTAAGAACATTAGGGAACGACCCTAAGCAAGTAAGATATTATCAAGAACCTATAAAATTATTAAGATGAAGATACTAAATTTATACGCTTGTCTTGGTGGAAACAGATACAAGTGGAACGAAGTAAAAGAAGATATAGAAGTAACGGCTGTTGAGTTAGACCCTGAACTAGCTAGATTATATCAAGAGAGATTCCCAAATGATACTGTAATTATAGCAGATGCACATCAATACTTACTAGACCATTACAAAGAGTTTGATTTTATATGGAGTTCTCCACCTTGTCCTACACATAGTAGGTTTAACTTATCAATGAAAACAGTACAAAAAATGAGATACCCAAATATGGAATTGTATCAAGAAATAATATTTTTAGACACTTTTTTTAATGGTAAATATTGTGTAGAAAATGTAATACCATATTATGAACCATTAATACCTGCACACAAAAGAGGTAGACATTTATATTGGACTAATTTTAATTTACCTAATAGTATAAACGAGAGAAAAAATCCACAATTATCAAGAGGGTTGTCTAAAGATATAGTTTCAAGTCTTTCAAAATATCACGATTATGATTTTAGAAAGTATAAAGGAAAACAAGATATAAGAAAGGTATCTAGAAACCTAGTAGACTATGAAGCAGGTAAAACAATATTTGAAACAATGTTAGGAATTGTAAGAAGACAAGTTATTAATCAAGAAGAATTATTTTAAGATGAAGAAAGAAGAATTGTATGACCCTGTAAAAACAGGAAGTTTCCAAATGATGTTTGGATTCCCACAACCAAGTACATACCGACCTCAAAAGTGGGTATCAATTAAAAAGCCTAAAGAAGAAAAGAATGAAGTTCGAAAACAAAGCAAATAAATTAAGGGAGCAAGAAACTCTTAAAACATTTGCTAATCATTTCGGATTGACATTTGCTAAACATCCTGAATATGCACATATAGATGCAGCTCTTTATAACAAAGGAAGTCTTACAGGATTTGCAGAAGTAAAGGGAGTTCATAGAAGTATAGAAAAATCTCAAGATGTTATAGTGGCAATGAGGAAGATAGTAAGAGGTCAGATGTTACAAGTACAAAGTAAAAAGCCTGTAGCTATCTTATGGGCATTTGATGACGCTATAGTCTATGAAAGAATAAACAACTTAAAAGGTGTATTCTACTATGGAGGAAGGGCAGTAAGACAGGGAAGTACATTTGACCAAGAGATGTTAGTTAAAGTATTAATCAAAAACTTAATTAGAATTGAAAAAGACAATCAGTAAATTAAAAAAAGAGTTAGACAAGTGGTTCAGTCTTTACATAAGGCTTAGAGATGCTAACGAGTATGGAATGGTTCAATGCTTTACTTGTGGGGTAGTCAGAGGTTACAAAGATGGAATGCAAAACGGACACTTTCAAAGTCGTAAGCATATGGCAACAAGATTTGATACGGAGAATTGTCAGGTGCAATGTATTAAGTGTAATATGTTTAGTCAAGGAGAACAGTTTAAGTTTGGTCTTAATTTAGATGCTAAGTATGGAGAAGGCACAGCAGAGGAATTAGAGTTCCTAGCAAGGACTACATTTAAGATTTCAAGAGCAGAATATGAAGATTATATAAGTTACTACAAAAATATTGTTGAAAACTTAAAAGAAGAAAAGGGAATAGAGTAACATTTTGATTATCTTTGGCGTATGATAGAACCCATTTACGCAAATAATGAACACCGAGTAATTATAGAAACTTATATTACAATGTGTAAAGAGTTTGCAAAGGAAGTAAGTACCAAGAATAGATACGAGAATTACTTAGAAGTGGTTGAAATTATTTTGGAGTATCACAACAACTATGGAGCAGGGCAACGTGAAGAAAACTTTTGGGATTGGTTATTAATAATACCAATTAACTTAGCAGTAGCAACTAATGGATTCTTTGCAGGAGTAGAAACGAAAAGTAATTCAGCAGTTGTCAGAGCATACCGAGTAGTCCTTGATGAATTAGTACAGAGTACAGTAGATAAGATTGACAAGATAGAACCAATTAATGACTGAGATTTACGAAGAAATATCAAAGCTAACAGATAAGTTTAGGACTATGGCTTATGGATTAACTCCTGATGAAAATGAGGTCAATGAGGCTGTGCAAGAACTTATGCTCTACCTACTTCAGATGAATCCAACTACTTTGAAGACAATTTATGATAAGGATGGAATCAAAGGAGTAACAAATTATGGAGCAGTAGCATTAAGACGAGCTTTAACAAGTCCACGAAGTAATTACTATTATAAGTACAAGAAGTATTACACACACATAGACAGTCTGACAAGTGCAGTTACTTATGATGAAATGGAAACAGGGGAAACTATACCATCTAAACACCTTTACAACTTGCCTAATGAAATAACAAGTAGTTACCAATGGACTAGCCTAGAAAAGATAGATAGTGCCTTAGACGGCTTTACTTGGTATGATAAGAAAGTCTTTGAGTTATATTACTATGAAGGTAATACATTAGACAGCCTAGCATCTAAGACAGGAATAAGTAGAAACAGTTTATTTACAACAATAGATAAAGTAAGAGTACAATTAAAACATAAGCTAAGTGAATAAGTTCTTTGTACCTAAAGATATATATGAAGATAGGATAGCTATCTGTAAGTCTTGTGTTTATTACTTCAAGCCTTCAGGACAATGTAAGAGGTGCTTATGTTTTATGAAAGTCAAAGCTAGAATATCAAGTCAAGAATGTCCTCAGAAGTATTGGCAAAAGACAACAGAGGTAGAAGTAAGGGAAGATATACCTGAAGAAATAATAGCAGAGATTGTATTACTTTGGGAAGACTTAAAAACAGGTAGAGCTAAGAACCAAACAGCTAAGAAGAAAATGATTGAGATATACAACACGTTATACAGCACGAACTACTCAACAGGAACTAATTGTGGTTCTTGTATAGCTACTTGCTTTGATGGAATAAAAAAGATATATAAAGAATACTCAGGAAATAATTAATAATAAATATAGGGTAAGACCTAAAAGATTTTAATTTTTCAGACCTGAGTAGTAAAGGGGGGGTTTGGTCGCCTCCCCAATACAAACTAAAACAATAGAAATGGAAAGAACATACAAGACAATTAAGTGGGTGTTGAAAGGACACATCAAGAACAAAGTTAATTCTTTATGGATATGGGAAGAAGATAACTTCACTTGTATCTTTGATACTTATTCAGGAAGTGAAAGAATCTACACAAGCAGCCAACTACTAAGACTTTTATCAGAATAAAACTATGATTATATTTACATTACTAGGAATCTTAACAGCAATCTTTTTCTTCATAGTTATTCTTATGAGTATAATAGAAACAAGAGTTAAAAACAGAAGAAAAGAAAAACTCTTTTGGAATATGGAAAACTTAGAAAAAAATAGAAGTTACGAAGAAATACAAAAACAAAATGAAAAACAATAGAATACCAAGTTACTACATAGGAAGACGATACAAGATAGAAGCTCGTAAGGTTATTGAAGACTTTGACTTGTCTTACAATTTAGGAACGGCAGTTACTTATCTACTAAGAGCAGATAGGAAACACGACTCTCCGATTGAGTGCATACAGAAAGCTATAAACCATTTAGAGTTTGAACTTGATAAGCTAAAGAGATGACACTATACACTTGCGAATGTGGAAAGACTAAAGAACTATCTAAGGCTACAATAGTCTATAGAGATGGTGCTTGGGTAGCAAAGGAAGCTGAATGTGAATGTGGTAAGTATATGGATAGCGAACCAACAGAAGGCATACCTACACTTCAAAGAACAGAGCCTAGTCTAAGTAAGAGGAGAGATAAGTTATGGGAAGGAGCAAAGGAAAAGCTAGTAGGGTCAAGAGGAGTTAATGAATCCTTTGACTAATGAAGTTCGTAATAAAGTGTGATAAAGATAAGCAAACCCTAATAAACTATTTAAAGGAATTAGGGAATGACTATTTAGTAGATGTAAAGAAACAAAGAAACACAAGAAGCAATATGCAGAATAACTATTATTGGAGTTGTATCGTTCAAGTCTTGTCTAATGAACTAGGATACTTCCCTGACGAAATCCACGATTTACTAAAGGTCAAGTTCTCAAGTGAATGGAATAGCATAGAGATAAACGATAGGAATGTAGGAATCCAAGTAGTCAAGTCTACTGCGAGAATGGATAGTAAAGCCTTTGAGATATATGCAGACCAAATAAGAATATGGGCTATAAGTGAATTAGGCATAAGACTAATGTTACCAAACGAATACGAATGAATATAACTAACGAATGTAATATGGAGTTAATGTCAAGATATGCAGATAATCATTTTGACTTAGCAATAGTAGACCCTCCTTATGGGATTGGTTTTGGAACTTTTAATAGAACAAATAAAGCAAGTGATGGAACAAGGGTAAAAGCTGATAAGTACAAAAATTCTAATTGGGATGATGGAATACCAAATGAAGAATATTTTAAAGAATTATTCAGAGTAAGTAAAAATCAGATTATTTGGGGTGGTAATTACTTTCCTTTCATTTGGAGTTATGGAGGTAAGGGTTTTATTTATTGGCACAAAGGTAATCCTGTTCCTAATTTTGCAGATGGAGAGTTGGCTTGGACTTCTTTTAATAAAGTAGCAAAACAATTTGATTACAGATATTACGGAAATTTAGAAGGTAACACTTCTGCAAGTGAAAAACATCACCCAACACAAAAACCTGTTAAACTTTACGAATGGCTTTTAATGAACTATGCAAAAGAAGGAGATAAAATATTAGACACACATCTTGGAAGTGGAAGTATTGCTATTGCTTGTCATAACTTAGGGTATGACCTTACAGCTTGTGAACTTGATGAAGAATACTACAAAGCAGCTATGGAAAGAATAGAAAGACATAAGCAGCAATTAACTATGTTTTAAATAAATAACAATAATTTCTATTATATAATATAAGATTGAATAATCAATCTATTTCAATTATGGATAAACGAGCAAACAACGGAGGAAAAAGAGAAGGAGCAGGACGTAAAAGTAAAGGGGAAGAACAAAAGCTAATAGAACACTTAACACCAATGAGTAGTATAGCCTTAGAAGCTTTACAAGAAGGTATAAAGGGTAAACAACAATGGGCAGTTAAGTTATACTTTGAATACTTCTATGGTAAGCCACAACAAAGAGTAGATGTAACTACTAATGATGAAAGTCTTAATGTACCTTTAATAAACTTTATAAGCTCTGAATCTTAGCGACAAATACACAGCACTATTTAAGTCAGATGCTAGATACTTTATTATAACAGGAGGTAGGGGTTCAGGAAAGTCTTTTGCAGTTACAGTCTTCCTAACGCTCTTAACTATGTCTAGGAATATAAGAGTCCTATTCACACGTTATACAATGACATCAGCACACCTTTCAATCATTCCTGAGTTCTTAGAGAAGATAGGACTGCTTGGATATGAAAATACCTTTAGTGTAAATAAAGCAGAGGTAATAAACTTAGGAAACAAATCAGATATTCTATTTAGAGGTATCAAGACATCAGCAGGTAATCAAACAGCTAGTCTGAAGTCTTTACAAGGTATATCTACTTGGGTACTTGATGAGGCTGAAGAATTAGTAGATGAGAACATCTTTGATACAATAGACCTAAGTATAAGAGAAAAGAAAGTACAGAATAGAATCATATTAGTATTAAATCCTGTTACTAAAGAACATTGGATATACAAGAGGTTCTTTGAAGACAAAGGAGTTGAAGGTGGTTTTAATGGCGTTAAAGACAACGTATGCTATATCCATAGTACATACCTAGACAATGAAGTTAATCTCTCTGAGAGCTTCCTAGAGCGTATTAAGAGTATAAAGCATAACAACTTTAAAAAGTATCAGCACAAAATCTTAGGAGGTTGGTTAGCAAAGGCAGAAGGAGTAGTATTTGAGAATTGGTCAATAGGAGAATTTAATCCTGATGACTTACAGACTTCTTGTGGAATGGACTTCGGTTTTAGTATTGACCCTGATAGTCTTACTGAAGTTGCAATAGATAAGAAACACAAAAAGATATATTTAAAGGAACATCTGTATCGTAATGGATTAAAGAGTCAGGAGTTATCAAAGATAATACTTGACAAGGTAGGTAGTAAGCTAATTATAGCAGACTCAGCTGAGCCAAGACTAATAGCAGACCTCAAGCACTTAGGAGTAAACATTAAAGCAGTTAAGAAAGGAACTATTGAAAGTGGGATAACTAGAATGCAAGACTATCAATTAATAGTAAGTCCTGAATCAACGAACATTGCAAAGGAGTTAAACAATTATGTCTATGCAGATAAAGGTTCTAAGCTTTACGTGGATAACTACAATCACGCAATAGACGGAATAAGGTATAATGTAATTTACCACCTAGACAATCCAAATGCAGGTAAGTATTTCGTTCAGTAAACTAAAAACAATAAATTTCTATTATATAGTGTATGAAAGTAAAGATTAAAAAAGAAGGTAAAGTAAAAGAGTTTAAGCTAATTAACAGTTGGGCTGACGTTACTCTGTCTACTTGGCTACAACTTATTGACTTTGAAACAGGTACAAAGACTGAAGAAGCTACTGAAACAATAGCAGCATTATCAGACATTCCTAAGAAGTTAATTAAGGAACTATCCTTATCTGACGTTGCAGTTATAATGAGTAAGGTAGGAGAACTTCAAGCAAAGCAAGATACAAAGCTAAAAAGGATTATAGAGATTAACGGAGTTGAGTACGGATTCCACCCTGACTTAGATTCTATTAGTTTAGGAGAATACGCAGACATTGAGCAGTTCATTAAGAACGGAATAGATAAACAACTTCCTGAATTAATGGCTGTACTCTATCGTCCTATCAAATTAAAGAAGAACGATATATATATAATTGAGCCGTATGATGGCGATATTCGGCTCAGAGCTGAGGAGATGAAACTAATGTCAGCGGAACAAGTGCAAAGTGCATTGGTTTTTTTTTACACTTTAGGGAAGGTATTATCCGAGATTTTGCCATTATATTTGATGGAACGGCTGAAGGAAACGAAGACGCAATAGCTAGTAATGACTTCGCAAATAAGTGGGGATGGTTCGGAGTCCTCCACAGATTGTGTAATGAACAAATTGTAAACTTAGAACGAATAACAAACCTAAGTCTATTAGAGTGTTTAACTTGGCTTAGTTATGAAACAGATTTGAACTCACAAAATAAAGTAAAAAGAAATGGTTAATAATAAGACGTATAATAATGTAGTAAACACCTTACTTAGATTAGGAGAATACCACAAGCAGATAAGTACAACATCAGTAGGAGATATTTTTGACATCAACTTAGAGAAGATGCAGAAGTTTCCATTGCTACATATTAATCCAACAAGTGTAACTACAGGAGATAGTCAGCTTACTTATAACTTCCAAATATTCATAATGGATATGGTATCGGAAAAAGAAGATTGGACAAAGAACAACGCATCAGCTAACTTTCCAAAGCTTTACAAGACTTTAAGTAATGAGCAAGACGTACTTAACGAAACACTACAAATAGCAACAGACTTCATAGGAATGCTTAGACATTCAGAACAACAATCTTTAGCAGGAACAAATGATATTAATGCTCCTATCTATTTCACACAAGACCAATTCACGATTGAACCATTCTCTGAGAGGTTTGACAATCTTTGTTGTGGATGGACATTTACTATAGGAGTCTTAGTTCAGAATGACTTTCAGACTTGTACAATTCCTGTAACTTCAGATGGAGCAGGTTATTAATGAAATGGAAAATTGGATATATTACAATACAGTTAAGTTGGAAAGGATGGAAAATAACATTTGATTTATGAAGACTGAAAACATAGAAAGATACTTAAATAGCTTCGGTAAGCAAGTAGTGAATCGTTCTAAGGGAAACTTACAGAAAGCAGGTAAAGGAGGTAAGCTTGAGGAGTCTATTAGTTTTAAGGTAATTGAAGACGCTGATGGTTTTACTGTTCAGTTCTATATGTCTTACTATGGTCAGTTTGTAGATAAGGGAGTTTCAGGAACTCAAAAGAAAAGAACCTTTAAAGACTATAAAAGCAAAACAATAAAAACTCCTTACGGATATAAGAACGCTAAAGGACATTCACAACCACCTAGTAAAGCTTTAGATAAATGGGTAGTAAGAAAAGGAATAGCTCCAAGAG